TCATTACCCGGCGACGGCCACCGACTCTCCCCTGCTCCCTCGCTGCGGCTAAACCTTGAAAAGGTGAGATCACGCAGTGAGTTTTGCCATGAACTCAGCCAGGAATGCTTCGATTTTCGCCATAACCGAAGCGTCGTTATGCGCAGCAATACCCGGCAGCACAATACAAAGTGCAAAATCGTGATTACCTGGATAGGTTGCGCCATTGACACCTGCTCCACCAATCGCCAGCTTTCTAGCACCTTTTGAAGTAGAGATAGCCGCGGTTTTACCCGAAGAACTTGCCACTTTCTCGCCGTTAACATAAATTTCAGTTTTTCCCCCGGCGAGGTCATAGGAACAAATCCCCGAGAACCAACCAATACCCTTCACCGCTTTATTGGAGTTAGTTTCGTCACTGTACAATTTATGAATATAGCGAATACCAGCAGTGTCTGGAGTATCAACATAAACCAACAGCGGGCCTGACGCGGCTTGACTTCCGATAAGTGTACGTATGTCACCGAGCTGTGCACGATTGACAGTGATCACCGTCTGGACATTATCAGCGCCGAACACGTCAACATTCCCCAACATCGGCGATGCGGCGAAACGGAGAACCGGGATACCGGCGTCTACAACGGTCGGCGCGGTGGCGACAGGTGTCAATACGTCACTAGTAGCGCGATCCATCAGCCCCGTGACCTTACCTGTCCCATCAACCCGGATGAATCGCTGCCCGGTCTCTACCCAGGAGGATACACCCAGGTTGAATAAATCCTCCTCCGCTTTACTGACCTGAAAAACTGGGATATTGCTTCCGGCGAAAGCAGACTTTGAATTTGTTTTAATCAGTAACATAGTTTCACCTTTTATCGGGAATGAATAATGAATGACGGATACCAGTTATGCGTGACCACGCTGGCATCATATAAATTCTGATGGCCTGCACTGTCTCGCAGGCAGCCACGCGCCCCCGTTACCGGGCCTGCGTTATCACCCGTGGGTTTCATTGCGTACGCAAGTCTCCATGACCGGCGCGGAGATTTATTCAGAGTAATGTCAATACTGCTTTCATTGAGCGTTACAGCCGTAATGACAGGCGGGGTTGCCGAATAATCGTCAAAATTAAATCCGTAATTTTCCAGGCCAGTCATCGATACGGTTCCTGATGTGTCCAGGGTTAACGTCCCGAAGGCAGCATCGAGATTTATCCGTAGCGTCACGTCATCAAGCCAGGCATATTCCCCCGGCAGCTGCGGCACGTAGGATGAGCCAAATACTTCAGTCACTGTCGCCATCGCCAGGCACTGGCCCAGGTAGTTTCGCCCCCAACTATTCATGTGCACATAATCCGCCATCGGATACTGGAAAACAGGTCCGACGGGGATAATCTTGCCATCGCGCAAGAGCTGCGCTTCTTTTACCGGTTGGCGCCAGATGCCCTCGGCGTATTTGCTTACCGGGGCGATCTGATTCACAAACAACAGCGGGTCCTGCGGCGTGCCTGTTATTTGGCTTGCATCATCAGCAACAAACCGCTGCAACTGGCGCAACTGTGCCTGCACGGTGGATTTATTACTTGGAACAAACGCTGTCTCAGCCTCTCCCTGCATCCAGCGCACCGCTGCTACAACCGGCTTTTTCCCCCGGGCCTTGATAAGGCGAACCGCTGATTTTAACGCCGTCTGGAATTGCTTATAGGTGGTCTGGCCCCGCGTCAGCTGGTAATAGCGCAAGCCGCCACTACTGGCATTCAGCATCAGAATTGTTGGCCTGACCCCGGTGAGTGCTTCCACGTCCCTGATTGTGTGATTTACCCAACTCGACCCGGATGTTTCAGAGGCGATACCCTCGTTGGTTTCAACCAGTGGGACAAGAGAGGTTGCCTCCGTCAGCGTGGCCCTTACCCCCGTGTTGAGCATCAGCGCGTTATCCGGGTAAACTGGGACGCCTGCTATTGTCGGTACTCCACCTGAATTCTGCCCCCAAGAGTTTGACTGACCCATATCCAGAAAAATATAGATGATAGAGGGGTCTGGCGTATAAAAAGACATATCCCGCCCAAGATATGTTTTTTGTGCTCCGGAGTAGATGTAACTATGTGCAACATCATCAGCATTCGACATGGTGATGTTAGTTATTTTCGTCAAAACACTGCCAACGTAAGAATAAATATTCCCGTCTTTCCCCACCAACTCTAAGACTTGCCCGGTGTTGGTATCGGTAGTCATCTTAACCACAGGCTGATCGAATACAAAGCCGTATGAAAGAGCTGTTTGCTGACTACTGGTAGCTACATCTGGTATTACGTCGATAAGATTTGTGCCATCATTCACAGAAGAACAAACCGCCGTAGTTAATGATAATACCACCCCGGCTTTATCGGTATTCACTTGAATTACAGGGTTGCCCTTGTAGAATCCAAAAGAAAGCGTTTTTTGTGATGAAAATGCATTTTCAGCTACTGACATCATCCCATCTTCGGTAGCTACGTATATGTCACCGCTTTCTACAGTCAGGAAAATACAATTCCCGCCGATGTCAGCCGCCGCCGATGTGACGGACTTCCCTTTAAAAAAACCGACCGAAAGGGTCTGATTTTTCACTCTCTCGGTAACATAATCAACGGAATGTTGACTGGGCATTTTCCTGCCCGTCGCCACGAGCGTACCGCCGTTGTTGATGACTTCGATAGCCAGTGCGGAATTATCGGGGCTGCGGTAATATGTAGTTGATCCATCAGGGATATTAGCGATATCAGCCTGTGCCGCTGCCAGCGTCACGTACTGCTTACTCAATGGGATCAGGTTCTGCCTGATCTCATCGTTTTTCGCCATCATCTGACGCCACGTATCCAGCGGTTCACCTGCTCGGTCGTTAACCGTTCCGGCAGGGCCGTTAACCAGCTCGTCAGCGCGTTTGACGTTATCCAGGAATATTTCAGGCGTCGTTGTTCCCAAAGGCGGGTTAAGTTCGGCCATGTTTTTTGCTCCAAAAAGAGGCTTCGCCCAAACGAGGGTTTGAGCGAAAAGAGTTAATTAGGGGAATTTGTGGTTTTAGGCGACGTCGCCGGGGTATGTGGCGTCGTCGTAGTCGTAAAATTCAGCGCGGTATTGCCGGGCAGTTATCTCGCAGGTTCCATCGTCCTGTGGCACTATCTCGGACACAATGGCGTGATACAGGTCGCTCTCAGAACTACAGAAAATTAACCGGGGAGGCTCAATTATCGGATCATCCAGCATGATATCGGCGAACTCAGATTGATACGGGACGGATACCTGATAGTTGTCGCCTGTGGGTGATGCTTCAAACAGCCGTGATGCTTTTCCATCCTGATAACGCAGATAGACGCGTGGATTTGCAAAAGTCCAGTCCAGCGGCTCCGACACATCGAATGTGGTCACCCCACCAGCAGTAGCCATCGACTCAATCAAACACGAAATGGTGTTGCTGCCAGGGATATCATCGGTCAACACAATACGATCCCCGACGTTGTAACAGAGCGCATCCAGTTCCGTCGTCGTTTTATGCGTCATGCGCTGCAGCTGGTATTTTCTGAGTCGGCGCATACCAATCTGATATGCGTGATCAGGATTGCCTACCCCATCAGCCCGGTATGCCTCTATTTTCAGCGGCGTTGGGTTGCCAGGCAGACGGCATTGCACCGTCTCTTCTGCCCAGGTCGATCCGTTGATATAGGTTACGTCAACACCATCGTAATCATCGTCAGTCACCGTGACGAAATCGGTCTGCATCTCGGATACCATCTCGTGAGGGGTGATAGCCCCGGTCCAGGGTTTAACACCTTCACGACCCACTGATGCAACAGACTGGGTATTTAGCAGAAAATAACTCTTTCCGGCTGCAGCGATTTTCTGAAGCATTTCCAGCGCAGAAATACTGTCACCCGTGGCAAAATCGAAATACTCGCCGTTCGGGGTCCAGTAAGTCTGCTCCAGGGCATCTATTGCCTCAGTATCCATTTCCATACCAAGAGAACGGCCGACGTGATAAAGCGCGCCAGAGATACTACGGGCTACGCCAGAGTCATAAATGCGCGTGGCCACAACGTTTACGCGCCGGTCAGACTGAGCCGCCAATTTGCCCCCCGTCTCAACCGTAACCCCCATCAGGGTGACGCCAGCATAGGATGTAGGCCGAGCCAACAAGCGACCACGCAACGCTTGCCAGTACATCGAGTCACGCGCGTTATTGCTACCCTGCTCATTGCGGCGGCGGCAGCGCACCTCAACCAACCCAGGAGAAGAGAGATCAAAACGCTCTGTAAAACCCAACCCGTTGATATTTTTAAGCGCGTAAACCCCCTGCCTGCTCGTCCAGCCAGAGCCAGATCCATAAACACGGTACTGTATTTCCCACTCACAATGCCTGATGCGTTTTTTGCCTTTGCTGTCGAATCCGCAAATGCCAGACGGAAAGGAGAAATTCACCTCGAAAGCGTCCACCACTTCAGATTCCGGGCAGGCAAGGAACGGCCCCATCCAGGTATTGTTGTCGCTGATCCCTGTAGCCTGATAGTCAATCATCGTGCGGGGTGAGAAGCCAGACCAGGAAGGATCAACCACTCCATCAATCAGCCGCTGAACCGTTGCGGTCGTACCGTCCGCATCCGCAATGCGGTACTCGTTGCCACGGTGAGCCAGCGCCAGGCGTTGTGTTCCCTCCGGTATCCCGGAAAATGCCACTCCGGTTGCACTCCCATACGCCAGCGTAACGTTAGCAGTTATTGCCGGACTGCCTCCGCTTGACGCGGTGCCGGAGGTAAATACAGGACTGTCGCCAAAAACGGCTACCGGGAGCGATGATAAGGTAATGTTTCCGCCGAGCCAGGGGCTTGATGCCTCAGCAATCAGCACAACACCGCCACTATCCTGCGCCAGTAATCCTGATCCGGTCAGGCCCTCGTTTATCGCCATCAGCAGGCCGGACATATTCACATAGTCTGCAACGAGGGAAATAGTGTACTCATGTCCCTGCCAGGTGATCGTAAAAGTCTGGCCGGTAACGGAGTAATCATATGTTGATGGGGAGGCATTTGCTTTCAGGCTGGCCGCATTTCCACCCACCCCGGGTATCGCGTCCTGCTTTGCCGTATAAGTTGCAATAACCAGTTCATATTCAGTGCCGTTGATTTCCAGGGTAACCGGCATCCCCGGATAGGGATTAATTTCACCCAGAGAGTTACTGGCGAGAACGCTATATCCCGACGAGGTTGAAACCAGAAAATTCATCGGTGCGACGATCGTAACAATGGCCCCCTCAACCCACGACTCAGGCAACGCATTGCCTTCATCGTCATCATCGTTGCCATCATCCAGCCCGTTAAACGTCACGGATGCGCCAGAAACGGTCATACTATCGGCGTTGATATCTGTCGAATCTGGAGAGGTCTGCGCCATATCAAGCCCACTCCCGCTGGAAGTACCACCTACCTCTGTCGAGTTGAACCAGTTTTCACTTCGCCGATCTCCTGAAACATCTGCTCCAGGTGAATAAACGTTGTAACTGAACGAGTCCCCTAATGCTGAAATAGGTGTTGAACCCACACGGATATCACCATTCGTAAACGCGAAATTACCCTTTCCAAGGCAAACCATCATTTCGACGGTCATTCGCGTTGGATCATCAGGATTAAAGCGCGTCACTGGCTGTACGACATAATCTGGATAGATACGGCAACGGCCAAACACTTCGCGGATTGGGTCTCCAAGTTTCGCCTGGTTCGCGCGGGCTGGGTTTAAATCCAGCCCCAGACCACTGGAGGATGAATAGCCGCCTTTATCCATGTTCGACATGGTGATCAGCACATACACAGCCGAAGCTGCAGCTATGGCCGCCGCTGCCCAGGCAGCGATAGCAGTTGCCGTCACTCCCTCACCAGGGATCGGGTAAACTTTTACATCGCTCTCAGCACTGATAAAGCATAAAGGCCATTCTGCCGGTGGGACCGGCTTACCATTCACCTCAAACGTAACACGCTGAACCATATCGTTACGGTAGTTATCGACATGCTGGAGCATCCAGTCATGTATGGTCGTATCCCGGTGTTCATGCGTCTCCAGCGGTTCGCCAGGCAAACGCGACGGGTAAAGGCGGATTGTCACTGGTAATACTCCACTTTCAGAAACTGGCGTTCAAAACGCGCCAGGGGAAGAATGGTCACGTTGCGCCGGGGATTGCATTCCATCACATAAAGCAGGCCGCTCAGCTCAACCACGATGCCGAGATGACCGATTACCCCACCCATATAGCAGGCGGCAACCGCACCCGGGCAGGGTTCGCACCGCACTACGTTTTGACGGAAGTTATTGCAGGCAATATGCATTTCATCGCCATCCTTTATCACACCTTCAAACGCAGGCCATTCAGGCAATCCGAGGTCCCGGCGGACCTCATGTACAATGCCGTAGCAGTCGAGAACAGGAAAAGTGCGGCCGCCCATCTGCCAGCGGACGGTTAGGTATTTATCAATGTTGATCATGGGATACCTATCGTGTGTAACGAAGACCCTGGAAGTACGTCAACGTGTACCTGTCACGTGGCCAGGCATAATCGAGCATATTTTTAAAACCAGCAGTGACGTTTACAGTCAGCGGTGTCCAGGAGCCTCCTTTAACCGGCATGACGTAAGGCGGCTCCGCTGGCGCGGTAAGGTCAGTGGAAATGTATTTCCTGAATGTGATGCTGGCAGTGGATATGGCATCAATGACCTTGCGAATAGCCGTGGATACAACGCCGTCTATGTTGCACAGCATAAACTTCAGGTCCTGCGTCCCGTCTTCGTTTCTGGCAGGAAGGGATAGGACAATGGCACAGGCAATAAACGTTACGGTTTCGCCCCTCTCGGTAACCGCCGTAATGTCCTCGTACCCCTCACACAGATAATGCGTCTGGCCGCCAATATCGATCTGCAACGTACCAATGATGACCTCCGACCCGGAGGACGCATAAAGGCGGTTAATCGCTGTCATGCTTAGGCCACTCCCTGTTCAGAGCTATATCGAGTAACGAACTCCCCACAATCCACTCCGGATATTCTCCCCAGCCAACCGCCGGCAGCGGCCGTTCCCATAACTCAAGGGATGCTGAATACCGCCAGTACAAGCCTCCTTCAGGCGTAGGCCCCTCATAAATATCGTTAAACCTGCAAACGTAATTTTTTTGCCCCACTGGCGTCAGTAGCGGCATGTTAAACCAGGCGCTGCCGTCTTTAAGAACATCCCGGTACCATGCCTCAAAAGCCTGGGCCTGCGCGTCAGTAAAAATCCAGGCTACGTCTGTTTCCGTAGGAACAGAGGTATAGCCACGCCGTATTCTTTTGCGCCCCGTTACGAGCTCGGTGATTTTTACCGGGGATTTCGGCTTCATTCCAAAGCCGTCTTTCAACGGCCCAGGGAGAACATCAGCGGGGTAGTAAAGTGTCGTGGTGATTGCCATCAGCGAATTTTCCTCCCCGAGTTGGTTTTCACCATAAGTGCCCTGTGTAGATCACCTTGCCCGGTAGTCACCGAGTTGACAGCTTTTCGGTAGCCGCGCTCAGCACCTTCAGCAGCGGCTTTGCGCACGAGGGCTACTGTCGCATCGGACGGGTTGCCATTAATGGGGATATTGATTGTGGGCGAATAAATCGCGCCGCCCCCTGTTGACTGGTTTGCAACTCGATCCAGAGTGGCATCCAGTTTTGCGCTAGTTTTAGCTGTCGTAACGCGCTCACCTTTCTGCAGAAGCCAGGTTCCTGTTTCGGGCACAGAGTCGATACCGTCGTGAGCCTGGCCATGAAGCGCCGATCCGATAGCAGTCATGAACACGCCAGCAGCAGCTGCCGCAGCTATTGCTTGTGCAGGTGCAACAGCAGGACCAACATAAGGAACCCCTATCCATTGGGTGAAAGCATTCAATGCAGCCATGGCGACTTGCGCTGCTGCATATTGCAATAGCGCAGTTCCTACAGATTGAATAAACGTTGCTGCAAAATCTTGAGCATTTAATTTACCTGTTTCGGCCCATTGAACGATCATATCGGTCATGCTGCTAAATGTTTGCGCACCAACCTGTTGCATGGTGGAATACAAATCCATTGCGGCAGTTGCTTGTTCAGCAAACCCAGATATAAACCCAGCGTTATAATCACCACGCATCTCATCCTGCTGCTTATAGTAATCCTTCTGAATTTCAAGCCTTTGATTTAGAGCATCCTGCAAAGCTGATGTTTCAGAATCATACAAACTCTTAGTTATATCACCAGATTGATACTGCTTTAATAAATCCTCTTTTTGTGATTCAAAGTCTAACTGAATGCTATTTAACTCTTGCGCCCTGCCTCTTTCTCTTGAGCCCGAATAACGACCAACAAACTCACTTTCATGACCCTGTCTAATTAACTTATTTTGGCGTTCAAGATTTGATGCAAATTCAGCTAGCTTTGCATTTTCTTTGTTTATCCGAAGCTCTTCTTTTTTGGAATCGAGAACTTTCGCTGCATCTCTCAATTGCTCTTTTTGTGCTTCTGCTAATTTTTTAAGATTCCCACTGGAAATATCGAAGTTTATCTTTTCAAGCTCGGTAACTTCGGCTGTTTTTTTACCAGTCGTTTCAATCAGGGCGGCTTGCTTTTGTAAATCAAGCAGTCTATTTTTGAAGGCATTATCAGTAGGATTGCTTTTTGGTTTTGTTTTTGGCTGGTTCTGGTTAGACTCCCCTTTGCCCAACGAAAAATCATTATCTTTAGAAGTGTCAATGCCAAGCTCAGAAAGTAGAGAGGTGAGCCCTTTCGCTCCTCTATCTACCTGCTCCGGAGTCATGCTTGACTTTATCGCGCGAAGAAATTGAAGACGTTTAGTTAAAAAGTCTAATTCGTCTTTTTGTTCCTTACTTTGATTCCCTCGTTTGTTAAGGAATGCAATGCGCTGTGCAATATCACTTTCATCAGCAGCGTTATAATTACCAGATACAGCACCGATACGAGAGCGGGTATAAGTAGCAATGGCCCCCAAGCCACCAGCAATACGCCCCACAACCCCGGCAAGGCTTATGGCTTCACCAACCAGGTCTGATAGCCCCTGAAGAACAGCAGGATCGGTGAAGACGTCACGAATATCATCAAGCCCATCCTGCAATGGTGTAAGGTCAATCTTAGCCAGCCCCGAAGCAATTTCCATTTTAAGGCCGCGGGGGCTAGTCTCTATGTCCTGAAAGAACTGATTAACCTTAACAAGGTTATCAATATCTTCTTGCGGTGGAGCGACACCAAAATCTTTTGATAACTGGATAAACTGTTTCAGCTTTTCGTTGTTGTTATCAAACAACGGCAGCATTTTTGACAGATCATTACCCAGACTTTCGAGAATATTTGTTTTCCCGGCCTGAGTGGGGATTTTCTGTAATGCTTCACTGATTGCCATCAGCTGCTTATCTGGGGATTGCTGAGCCAGCTTCTGAGCTGAAAGCCCCAAAGTATCCAGCGCCTGAGCAGCCTCACCTGATTTATTCAGGACCGCATCGCCGACCTTATCATTAATGTCTTTGAAAATATCGGCTATGTTGTCACCGGTTAAACCGGCTTGTTCAGCAGCATATTGCCACGATAACAAATCCTGGGTGGACATTTTAAGAGATTTTGCCCAGCGATCAGCTTCTGTAACCTGCTGTGCAGTATTTTTAACAATGGCTAACCCAGCAGCACCAATGCCAACAGCTGCTGTAGCCGCCGCAGCACCCACAGAAATGATTGAAGAGCTTACCTCTTTAGCATCCTTTTTTACTTGGTCACGCCACTTTTGAGAAGATCTTTCGGCTTTGTCCATACCCTGAACAAATCCACCCACTTTTGCGATCAGGTCGATTGTTAACGTACCAAGGGACTTGCCAGCCATTGAATTTTCTCCAGGCAATAAAAAACCCCGCAGGAGCGAGGTTTATTTTATGATTTATCTAATTTAACTTTTACCGCACCCTCCGATTTGGAAGGATGCAGTATAGTCAGTGGCGCTATTTTGATTAACAAGATACAGATAAGACTTATTACCAACATAACCGCCATAACTGTTTTTAGCGTTAAGAGTAAAAGGAACTAACCATCCGTAATAAGTTGTAAATCCTGATTTGCACCAGCCTTTGAAAGGTTCATTGAAATCATATCGTGCAGAATAAGGGTCCTTAAGGCGCGCCGACATACTATTTTTAATTATTTCCTGATAATTATCAGGTAACTTCCCATAATCGGCGCGGCTTAGCTCCGCCTTATCTGGCGCACTAACGCAGCCACCTAAAAGCATTACAGTAAAAACAACAGCTGCTTTCTTTATCATAATCCCCTCGTTATCAATATAATCATCCCAGAGAGAATATAACCAAATAAATGATATCAATGCCAACTTTTCATAGCTTCTTCCAGAGATAATGGCGCTTCGTTGATGTGCGGTGCAAAGTCACTTACCTTGAACGGCGGCGTGTTTTTTGCCTTATTGATGTTAGCCAGGACAGACGCCACCAGCGACGCCCCCCACTCGGTACGCATCATGATATTGAGCGGTCCGTACTTCTCACGGTACTTGAGCCAAACCAGAAATTCCCTGCGACTCATCCGCTCCTGAGCCTCTGCGATGGTGCGGCCGCCGATGCCGTTCATCACCAGTTCGCACCAGAATTCATCCTCGCCGGTTAGCTCGTAGTCTTTCCCAGTTCGTTTACATCATGAATTGCAGCCAGGAGGGCCATAACGATCGGACCGTCCAGCGCACCACGATCTGGGGTAGCAGTTCCAAGAATGTCAGCCGCGGTAAACACTGGGGCGCCGTCCTGATCGCAAATATGCGCCGCAATGCGCTCAGCAATCGGGTCCGATTTCCCGTTGTACGCCAGCAGTTCAGCTTTAGTGGTGTGGTAGCCCATCGGGCGCACATAGACGGTTGCGATATGCTCTTTCCCGTTACGGCCTTTCCACTTAATTTCTTTTTCCACGGGACGCCCGGTAAAAGCACCGGTTTCTTTTAACGTATCGAGAGTAAGTTGCATTTCAGCTCCTGAATAGAAAAGCCCGGATAACCGGGCATATTAATTACGCTGCGGCCTTTGGCACCCATACGGAAGAGCCAGACCGCTGGATCGTGGCGGAGGTCGTCACAACAGCGTTGCCCTGGAAATCAAACGGGAAGTCGGAAACGTAACCCTGGAAAATGAACCAGGTGCGATCCGATGGCAGCACCAGACCATCGACAGCATCCTCAGCGCCAGAAGCGGCGGCTGTCGGGACACTGGTTCCATCTGACCAGCCAACCGCAAAAGTTAACGGCGTCTGGTCATTCGCTTCAGCGAGGCCATGCAACATAATGTGGCTGGCGTTCGTCGGATCAGCGTTAAGCCCGACGGTTGCGGCCGCAGGCGTTTTAAGCCCCTTTTTGTAGGTTCTGGAATCCCGCTCACTCAGACAGGTATCTTCAATCTGATCGGCAGGGTTCCCGCCGGGGTTGAAACTGGTGATGCATTCAACCTCGCTGACCACGCCAGACTTGAGCACAAAAAACTGCGTGCCTTGCGTTAATACAGACATGTTTTGTCTCCATAAAAGAAAAACCCGCACAAGGCGGGTCAGTTTGGGGTTGTTGGTTATCTGGGCGTTATCCAGTCAACATCGAAGGAATAGCGGTATCGCATTGTTTCAGGATCACGGCTTTGTTCACCCCATCGGGTGATATAGGCCTTTCCCTCAATCGCGTCGCGTAAAGCTCGGGCAACGGCGATCACGTCGGTGTCAGTATCACCATAGACATCAACCTGCAGAGAATAGTGATCTGCATCTGGCCGCTGGTTTAGATAATTTTCAGGGTTGCCACCTATGTTTTGCCAGACTGCATAGGGGTAAACGATATTATCGTCCTGCATACCGAACGGATAAAGCCGCACGGGATTAGAACCTAACAAATCTCTGACTGCCTGGCTGGCTGCGCAAACTGCAAATATTGGAGAAATCATACCGGCGTTCCTTTTTTAGCCGCCCGTCGCACAGCGCGATCAATGGACTTTTCCAGCTCCAAAGCAAAAACGTTAATCACATCGGCATCGACCCCATTCAGTGCAGGCCTAATTATTGGCCTCGCTGCAGCATGTTCTGTGCCGAACTCCAGGAATCGCCAGTACCAGGTATCCCCGCCGGGATTACCTTTATCTCCGGCAGTGTTATAACTTTTACCCGCCCTGCCTTTTCGAACGTTGGCCTTAGTATTGGCGTATTGCCTGGCGCCGCCCATCACCCCGACACGAAACGTCGGATCGCCGGTTCTGCGAAACGCCTTGCTGCTGAAGCTGACCACAATGTTTTTGTAGATAGCCTCTTTGGTGAGAGGATCATCAACCCGCGCGGCATTATTGCGCGCTCTGTCCCTGATGACGTTTGCCGCTTTACGCAGCGCTGCACGACCGGATTTATCGCGAGTGACCTGTGAGACGGCATCCAGTTTCCCTAGGACGGAATCGAGGCCGGTCAGGTTTACTTCCACGCCATCAGCCATCGTTAGCCCCCTCTGAACAAGGCAGTGTCAGGTATTCCCTGCCGCTCCGTGGATCAGGTAAAACGCCCTCAATGTTGTAGATGCGGCCACGAAACAGGATCCGATGTTTGCGGGTAACACCCTCACGGTAACGAATCGTTATCCGGGTGGTAACTTCGCCCTGAGAGGCCTGGGCGGCGATAAACTCACGTGCGGATAAAGGAGCGACTTCGGCCCAAAGGGTTGCGACATCGCGCCAGGTATTAATTACGGCTCCCGTTGTCGGGTTCTGTTCTTTGACCGGTTCCTGCAGGGTGATCCTGTGACGCAATTTTCCGGCCTGCATATCACCCCCTGGGTTTCCCGCTCAGATAGGTTTGCTGCTCTGGCGCCTCATCGAGATCGCCGGCAAGCGACTGGATAATTACATCGGACAGGGCGACGTTAGACTCAGCCAGGCGGTTTATCGCTTCCGTCTGCTCTCGCTGTGCTGTTGTTTGTTCTCTCAGCGCTGCTATCAGCGCGTTTACCAGTTGCTCGTTCATAGGCTATTTTCGTCCACTTTTTTAACCATTCACGCCGTTTAGCACATCCTGAGCAGCCCATTAATTCCACCTCCGGTGCCTAATCAGAAGAGCTTCAACACCCAGCGGAACTTCCGAAAGGTTCTGCGCTACCGCTTCGCGGTTCGCATACCAGTGTCCAATCAGCAAAAGCATTGCCGCCCAGATGCCGGAAGTAAAAATAACCTCACGGGGCTGAGTTTCCCCTTCCACTGGCGGCGTTAATGTTTCGACCAGCGCACCGTCGCAGAACCGCTCAACATAATCGATGGAGGCCGACGCATAGGCAGAAATAAGCGTATCTTCGTCGTCACCATCAACCTTCAGATGCGCCTTTATCTGCGCCAGCTGTTCCTCGCTTATTTCCACCTTTACCCCCTGGTTTGGCTTTTGCAGGCTCTGCAGAACCAGAGTCCGTTGCCTTTTCCGGCTCAACCGCCTCGGCCAGATGCAGTTTCACCAGTACTTCGCCGATTTCTTTATGCACCTCGCGGATTTCCCCCTGAGATACCGTACCCAGGTGATAATGCGAGAACATACGGAGAGCTTTAATTTTCATCGCGTTTACGCGGCCATTGCTGGCCGCGCCCTTTTGTTATGCACCAGTGCTGACAGCAATATCACCCGTCACAATCGCTGCCGGGCGATAGTGGGCCAGCGCCAGGCGCTCTTCGCAAAGGATGGTCAGCATGTTTTTAACGAAGTTATCGCGGTCCTGGTTGCTGATCTCGATGGTGGCATCCATGCGATCCCAAACCTGCGACGCCAGGCCAAACGCGCCAACGGTGAATTTGCCTGCCGTCTGCGCCGTGGTCGACACCACCGGAAGCCCCCAAAGCACTTTCGAGGCAAACGCCTGCGGGCCGCCGAGGATGTAATTGCCGTTAGCGTCCTTCAGCAGAGCAATACGGTGCCAGTCCGCCGGGTTCAGAATGATGCCGTCGGCTTCGAACTCACTCAGCGATACCTGATAGATGGCGTGTGCCAGAACATCAGCGCCAGTATCTCCGGTTGCGTTGAGCGTGGTTTCGTAGTCGTTCGCTACTACGTTGAGCCCCTGCAGGTTATCGCCGGTACCGTCCCCGTTCAGCATCTGGTTCTCTTCCACCAGCGCCAGTCCGTACATCATGCGGGAATTGATGTAAGACTCGAGCGCCGGGGCATCATCCATGATCTGGCGCGATGCCTGGATCCAGTGGGCGATAGTTTTCACGTTCGCCGTTTCTTTGGTGAAAGTGATGTTGCTTTCCGGCTTGAGGGTACCTTCTGCCACTGGTGCTGCAGCGTTGGTAAACACGTTTTCGCGCACGTATTCCAGCGCGTTACTGGTGATACGCCCCTGTGCCAGCAAGTCACGCACGGTCAGACGGCGAAGACCAGGCATAAGAATACCCGGCAGCTGCTGCGGCTGGACCAGGGCACCTGCCGACGCTGCACCCGAACCAATCGCTTTATCAAAACTGGTAACTTTCGCTTTGGTACGCGAGCCGTCCCAGCCCTTCATCAGGTCTTCAGATACGCGCTGAGCAAATGACTTCTGCGCAGTCTGATCAGGAGAGTTTCCGGCCAGTTTCTGCTCAAGATCGAACAGGCGGGTGCCGGTGGCTTTCAGTTCTTCCTGTGCTTTCGTCAGATCGATCTGCAGCTGCTTGTTGATTTCACCGGTCTGGTTGATGGATTTACGCTGTTCTTCGATAAGCTCCTTTACTTCTTTTTGGGAGTTTTCGATAGCTTTTTCCAGTACAGATAATTCAGACATGTGTCACTCCGTTAAGGTGTCCGCAGGTTAGCGGCAAATGAGTTAATGCGCTGTGCCAGCGCGTCAATGTCGTCGCTACCGAACTCGCTTCGGCCTGCAGACTTAACACGGGCGATAAATGCCTGTGCTTCTGAACGCGAAAGCCCGACTGAATCCCTCAGCCAGGCCTCCGCATCGCGAATAGATTTGATGCTGTCGATGCTCTTCATGGCCGTTACACCAGCGAGCTCGTTGGCCGGGAAAGTACAGACGCTAATTTCCCGCAGGTAAGAGATGTTTTTGAAGATGAGCCCTGACGTGCCAACGGTGTAATCATCAGGCCCAACGGAAAACCCCACTGACATCCCTTCAACCGTGCCATGCTGCATGGCAGCTTTCAGGTCTTCGGCCAGGCTAAGCCCTGGAGTAAGTTGACCACGGACAAATAGCCCCTTGTCATCTTCATGCATGGCATCCCATTTACCGACCGGGATAGCGCGTGTCTGGTGGTTAAAGAACATGGCCACCTTGCGGCTCTGATTAGCAATCACACCAGCGAACGCACCAGGCAAAATAATGTCGCCATCGGCGTCGGTGTTATTAAAAACCGAGGCATACCCTTCAAATGTTCCTTTACTGCCGTCGCCGATGAACTTGATTTCTGTCTGGTCGAAAGCCAGCGTCTTCTGAATGTCAGGCATCATAGCCCCCATAAAAATTAAGCCCCGGCATTGCGGGGCTCTTTGTTTGTTCCGAGATCGGTAATGGGCACGTTCTGCGACTGCCGTGTCGCCACATCACCTCCGGGCAGCGGCGGCAGGTTATCCAGCCTTCGAACCTCGTTAACGGTACGAATCCCGGTGTTGACCATGATTTGCATAAATGATGCCCGGCTTGTTGAATCACCGCGCAACAGCCCGTCGAGGTTATGCTCGGCGTGAATGACGCCCTGTTCTGACTCTTTGACCAGCCAGCGCTCAATGCTGTACTCCCACCGATCAAGGTAGGGTTTGAGGGTATACTGGAGAAAGCCTAGGTTTTGCTGTTCAATCCCCGATCCCCAGGAGGTGGTTTTGTCCACGTCGCCGACCAGATGTGGAGGCACGCCGTAAAATCGCGCCAGTTCGGCGACCTGAAATTTACGCGCAGCCAGAATTTCTGAATCCTGAGGCGAAACGCCGATAGGTTGCGTGGTGAAGCCGCTCTCAAGGATCCAAAGCCGCTTTTTGACCGGACCACCAGCAATCTCCTTAAAGTTTTCCTCCAGCTGCCCACGCTGCTCTTTCGTCAGCACCTTGCCGTCAGTCATCAGGATCTGCGGAGACTTCGCACCGTTGGCGAAAAATTCACGCTGGTTATCTTCCATCGCTATGGCCACACCAGCAGACTTCGCACTGAACGCCAGCGGCGAAAGACCAGTCAGACCATTGAAGCCAAATCCTTTGAGATGAAAAATTTCTTTCTGTGAAAAGTCAGCGTATTCAGTGTCCCGTCGGTAGCGGTAGATAATATTTTTACCGTTATCGCTGAGCCGAACTTCCATATTGGCGCTCATCAGTGGAACCATGCTAATCACGTCACCAACACCGTTTCGCTCAACATGTGCATAGGCGTTGCCGTAGGCACATAGCTGCATAGTCATTGCTTCGCGAAACTCAAGAGCGGTCATGAAGTTGTTGGGACGGAATCTCAGCAGTTTCGCAAGGGGGTGACTGTTGTCCACTTTCGTGCGCTGATCATTTTTGGTCTGATAAACATCGAGTGGTAAAGATGCTGTTACGGTGGAGATTAACCTGATGCAGGCCCATACCGTACTGATTTGCATATTACGCTCATCAGTCACAACAGAATCACCAACCACACCGTGCGCTGACGTACCCGCCATTTGCGAGCCCTTATCGGGTGTCACCAGGCGGCCGCCGGTCAGGATAGAGGCCATGCGCGCCCAGAATGGCGATCGCGTCCGCAGGTCAATGCTGTAATCGGTATCTGCCATTTTTACACGCTCAAAAAGTTGTAAATGAAATCATTAACGTCACCCTGCTCCTCTACCTCGTCACTGGTCTGCGCGCCAATAGACATCGCCAGCGCTACCATGCCGTCGATACGTCCGCTCGACTTACCTTTCACAAACTTGCGGTTACCGGCAGGGTCAGTGATTACCGTGGCGTTTTTGGCGCACATTTCGAGGATCGGATGATTGCCGTGCTTCAGCTGCGCACCGAGCAGTTTGGCTTCCAGCTCCCTGAGAGCAGGCGACATGGAAACAAACCCCTGACCGAACTCTACGAATCGTTCAAGCTCCACATCTGTGAAACCAGCATCGATGAGATGCGGGCGAAGGAAGCGCATGTTATAGCGGTCAAACGCCAGCGCCCTGACGTTACAGAGATCAAAAACGCGCCGCAGCTCCCTCGCGATAAATCCATACTCGATAGCCTTACCAGGTGTCGTGTTTAGCCAGCCCTGCTTCGCCCATATGTCATAAGGCACACGATCGTTACGCGCCTTATCTGCCAGCCCTTCCTCCGGTAGCCAGAATTTACAGTGCACATCGCCCTGCGTGGTGTTCAGCACCAGTGCGGTCAGGTCTGACACGCTGGAAAGATCGAGCCCGCCCCATACGGTAGCCCCCGCAAGTTCGCCGGGTTCCTCCTTGTTCATATGCCATACACTCTGGCTAACGAACGGGCTTTTCGCTTCAACCCTGCGGTTTAAAACAAGGTTCTCAAACTCTGCCTGGCGAGACGGCAGGCGTTTCGCACTGGCGGCCATATCCAGTACTTCTTTCTGGTTCATGAACACATCAAAGGCCGGGTTTGCCAGCCTGATGGCCTCGACAGAGAAAGGATCGATATCTTCCGGCGCGGTCTGAAGCCGGACCACCGTCCGGGGATCGGCTCCGGTCAGGCCATCATCAATCAGCAGGCTAAGCAGGTCGCTCGCATCGGGCGCCTGGGTGCTGATGATTATCGAAATAGGGTTATCCTGTGCAGCGGTGGCGGTTTCCAGCGCTTCATAAAGCGGATCTCGCGGCCCACGCACCTGGCCCAGTTCGTCGTGTGCGACAAATCGCGGCGAGAAACCGTAGGCCGTGGTAGCTTCGGCACTCAGTGCGCGGTAATAAGAACCCAGCTCAGGGCAGTGGATTTCTTTAGCTGAATCCTTGATCGCAACGTACTGCATTAGTACCGGGTTCATCCGGCACATCTTCGAGCCCAGGTTAAACAGAATGGCCGCCTGGTCGCGTGAGCGTGCCGCAGAATACAGCTGCGAGTTCGGTGCAGCCTCGGGCCCTACCAGGTAGAGCAGCATCAGCATGGCGGTTTCCACCGTTTTGGCGTTTTTTCGCCCGCGACTGATGATTGCGCGACGTGTACCATGCTTGTTGTCGAAAATGGCTCTGAAGTCATCCTTCATGAACTCAGCCATTTTCAGCGGCTGGCCGACAAACTTACCTTCGGGAATATAAATATTTCTTTCGCACCAGAGGATATTCCTCTCGGCTCTTGTCAGAGTTTTTTTAGCCATCGAAGAGCCTTATTCAATTTCCCAGGGTTTTTTCTCCCGCGGCAGATTTTTGTTGGCGCGTCCTACTGTTTTAGGATCAGCAGTCGCCTGCCGGGTGATACGCAGTCGCGTTGCCAGAGAAGACGCAGACCGTACTTCACGTTCGCGCATCGTGAGCAATTTATCGTAGCGCTTCAGCCCATCATCCCGAGCCAGCCACTCCAGCTCAAACTCCTCGATCTGAGTGGTTAACAGTCTCGCCTGCACCACATGCCGACAGTACATTTCCATCATGTCGCGATGTGTTTCAGTAAATGAGCTGGCCGGGTTATCGTTAACCAGTCTGATCCAAACGTTTATCTCTGGATCGCTAAGGTGTAACGAGGGCTGCAGCCTGCTTTCAGCCAGAGCCGGAAGCGACACAGCCGTCGTCGCGGCAAGAGATTTTCTGCCTCGCTGTGCCATCGCTTTTTTCCTTTTTTTCTGGACGTTTTTGAAAAGAAAACTGGGGGCGCGGTCTTTTTACGATTGCCGCCAGAGTTTTACCCCTCCCCCCATCCTGTCGGGCTGATAATGAGAAAAGCTATCATTTCTCGATGATCCGCAGGTTTTCTCGGGGAGGATTGGGGGGCTCCAGGCGCTCACCGACACCGACAGACATTGTCAGTATGATCGTTGGTAGCGTCTCGTTTGCTGTATGACTGAAGGAGATGGCGGATGCAGAAAGAAAGCTCACACCATCAATGCTCAGCTCCACTAGCTTGCCATCCTGGTATTCAATCTTCAGGTCTTGCATTGCATGCTCCTGTTACCAGATAACCCTGCCTTCATTGTCGAACTCGGTAACCGTTCCGCCCTTCTCCATGCGTTGCTTAACCGAGTCGTGGCAGTGCTTGCATAGAGATTGAAGATTGTCCGGGTTGTGGAAGAGGGTTTCATCGCCCTTGTGAGGTTTGATGTGATCAACAACGGTGGCAGATATCACCTGATTTCGCCTGAGGTGAAACTCGCATAGTGGCTGCTTCTGAAGCTGGTGATATCGCAGCCGGTACCAACGTTTGGTGTTATAGAGATGATGCCAAGGTGAATTGGAAGCCATATTCATTCCAATAAAAAAGCCACCCGAAGGTAGCTATTCAATGGTAAAAAAACAATGCTGCTATCCAGTTAAATTTTCAGCTTACTTCTTATGTGCTCTTTCATGATGAGAACCTGTTCCTCCAATTCTATTGAGGACTGATTAATGTTTTTTGTACTCCCCTCAACATCGGTCTGCAGGCCTCTCTGAAAACGTTCGAAAACATCATTGCATTTCTTCATCTCACCTCGAATTTTTCCCAAACGTGGTGTTAACTCATAAAAATAAATATGCAACAAAGACTCAAGCCGATCATACACACCCGGCCCGAGAGATATACTTTCAATATATTCATTAAAGCCAGACCATTCCCTCTGACTTTTGATATATCTAATTTGTGCCATCTGGATCAAAAACAACATTTTTTCCCATCGACAAAGGAGGGTATAGAGTTCTTCTCCTTTATCTCTTATAACTTTGAGTGAATCCTTTTTTGATTCATATTCAATCTGCCTTTGCCACCTTACATCTGCAAAATGATTGGCTAGCAAAGCACCACCAAATGCGCCAACAAGGCCTACAAATGGGGTTAGTAGTTCACGCCAAGGTATTTGAATAGCCATTGTAGCCGCTGTACTGGACATAGTATCTCCTTCTCAATCAGGAGAATTTAGCATTATCACAGGTAATTAGTGAATGCCTGCTGTAATGCCTTGCCACTTCCCGGAGTGGCCACGCTCATGCCCTTGAGGTGCTGTCGCATCATCACCGCTTATAACCGGTGCGCGTTTGGCATTCGCGCTGCTTTACCGGAGCTTCTTTTGATATAAGAACCTTGACCCGTCGCTACACAGGCTCGCTCAATGGCGACTCAGGGGAGCATCACGACTGCTCCATTGCCTTTCAGTTGCGGCCTATCCGCTTACTGCTTCATTGCTTTATCCTCGGGTGGGGATAGTTGGTTATTTATCCCTAAGTGGGGTTAACAGTCAGCATCTGGCCGGGCAACTGCGCGGCATGCCCACATACAGGCTTCCTGCATTTTGGTGCGCGCTAGTGCCAGGCTGCGCATAGCTTCATCAATCTCCCGAGCCTGCTCAGCGCTTAACATTGCCGGGCCATTACGGACAGCCAACAATTCACCTCGCTCGGTATCAAGCAAACTACAGAAGTGGCGGCTGACGCCTTCAAGGCGGTTCATGCGCTCAATATCGCCAGCGGTTAATGTGCGGTAGCCGTTTACGGTGGTGCCGTCCTGCGGTTTAGCTTCACTCATTGCGTAGCCCTTTTGGTTTTCTGTGGATAGGCAGCAGAATAAAATCATAAATATCTACCGCTTACGCTTGTTGTTTCTGAGTTGGCTCCTAGGCTAAAAGAGCCATTACATAAAAGACCTTGCGTTTACTTACCCGTGGACCTCAAGGATGAGGCCATTTATTTAACTCAATGAGTAGGGGTAATGCTCTGGCAGTTGGCCTGCACTGCTTTGTTGTGCGCCAGAATGTCGCGCTTGGTCTGCTTATCCAACACGTCGATATCGTGGTCAGTCAGGTAGATGATGCGCACCCAGCTGCAGGCCGTATCAACGACTACCGGGGCGGGTAAACTTTTCGCGCAGCTCCCGATCAACATCGTCATCAGGCATATGGCTAACAGTCTGCTGTACATCACTGGCCCCTTTCATGACTTCCGCCTTACGTTCTGCCGCGGCGACGGTGGCGGCGGCATTCTCTTCGGTACGCTGCTGATCGGCTTTGGCTTCCGCCTTACTGGTCCCGCGAGCATGACCAATGCCGAACGCGCCAGCGATAGCAGCCAGGATTACAACCACCAGCCCCGCGATAGCTTCGATTCCCATAATCACACCACCAGCACCGATTTTGCTTTCAGGAAGCGAACTCGCCGGTTATTAATCCCGTTTTGTCCGCCGTTGATAATCTGCGTGACCCGGACAAGATCACCCGGATATTTCAAGCAACCATTTGAGACATAGAACCACGCTGCACTACGGGCCGCGTAAGTGGACTGCTCCAGTAATTCTGGCTGTGCCACCAGATCAACCTTCAGCCCGCTGCCGCAGCCCCGGTAATTTGAAAGTCCGGTTATTTGAATAAGTCCGCGCCCTCGATAAACCCAGCCATCAGTTGCCCTGTTGTTACCCAACCGCTTGCTATAGACAATGTTGGCGATAGCCCGCTGGCGCTCCAGGGGTAACACTTTTTCCGACTGGCTGCGCCCGAGGGAATTGGCCTGATCCTGCGTTAACCTGCCGTAACGAACAAAATCAGCAAGCCCGGCGATGCTGTAGTTGAAATTCTCCACTACCCTGTTAAACCCGAGGCTTTCATGGCCGCACTGAGCAATGAACATTGCTTGGTCGATAGCGGTAGTGATGCCAAACTCTTTCATCGCGGCTGTAATATGCGGAAACCAGCGCGCAGCTAACCCGGCGCTGATACCAGCCGCCTTCTGGAATTGTGTTTGATTCATTAGTGCCTCAGTGCATCAACCAGACGCGCTATATTCCCCCTGAACCAGAGAACCGCGCCGCAGATAAGAATGTTTGCCAGTACCACCAGCCAGTGGGATGACTCGTACAAGCCAAACAGGAAACGGAAAGGGATGCTGGCATAAACCAGCACAGTGAAGTAAGCCATCAGCGATATCATGGGGCGGTGTCTTGACCCGTCGCGCCGATAGAACATCAACGCCCCAACAATTACAGCGCATATCACCGCATTGACGATTGCGCTCGGATCACTTGTTACCATTGCTTGTCCCTCCTCCACGTAAGCGAGAGAGAATCCCAAACAGGCTACCCAGATCCTGACTGTTAACGAACGTCAGCAATTTAATGGCTATGGCTGCAACGATTACAGCACCGAGTGCATCAAGCGGCCTGTCACTGTACCCCGTCCACTTTGAGAAGTAAGACCCCAGCAGAGGAGCACCAATCACACCGAAGATGAATGAAGTTATGAAGTAGCCCACCAGCTTTAGGCGGCTGATATTTACTGCCGTAGCGACATAGAACACTGCCCCAGCGAACGCACCAAATACCACGCCATAATCAATGCCAGTTGCAAGGCCGAACATACTGGCCCCCATCAGCCCGCCAGCAGCTACCGTTGTGCCAGAAACAGGATCGGACATTTAGCCCCCTCTTATTGCTGTGAGTCCTCTCAGAATTGAGGGGAAAAAGAAAAGGCCGCGCATAAGCGCAGCCTCAAATGATTTGTACCTCAGCTTTCCGAGGCGCCTTATTCATGGCGAAAAAAAGCCCGCTCAGAGGAACGGGCAGAAATGTAGGCAATACTGATTCTGTACCGGATCGAGACGCACCTAATAGTCCGAGCTACCGATTTACCAGGAGAGCGCTCATTTTTCCGTTACTACCTTTTAAACATAGCTGGAGAAGCCGAAACGACAACCCCACTACCAAATAGCTTAGTGGCATTGCGTGGTGCCGGGTGCCTCCCGGTGAGCATGCCCCAGTCGGCATGGCCCGCGCTGCATTTACAGGTTCTGTAACTGACTGGTCGCCCCTCCGCATAGGGGGATTCACCACGCGCATACATTAGCTATGCAACATTCACTTAGTCAACATGCTGCGATACCAGTGCGCTAACTTCTTCCTTAAGATTCAATAATCAGTCGGATTATGCATAATCAATGCATGAAATATAATTTCAATAACAACAATAAAAAATCATCTAAAATTATAAATTTACCAAAACTATTGATTAGGATTTTTCTTACCCTCACCATAGAATCCTCCCCACAAAAAAACAAAAATGTCCACATACATTTCAAGGGGTTACACCTGCATGGCAAATTTACTCATTTTAGCACTGGCGGTAGTTCTTTTTATAGTCGCTGTACTTTCTTTCGTTTCTTACACCAAGGACAGGAAAAAGCTTAAAAATACTTTTAAGAAGCGGTATTGATCATGCGCTGATCTTTATCTTAAAGAGGCTGAGCCCGTCAGCCTCTTTTTATTCTGATTGGCCAGCACACCGCCAGCGCCCCGACGATAACCACCAGCAGAACCAGATCCATCAGCATGCCAGCCACCCGCCAGGCTACGAACAGTAGAACGACAAACAGCGCCAAGAAACACAGCCTGCGCAGCATGATTACTTACCGTTGGTGCCGAGTACCCGGCTCAGGTTTTTCAGCAGGACAGTCGAGGCCGTTTCCAGCATGTCATCACCGGCGTCGGTATTGGCGACCACCAGCGTCTTAGTGCAGGGAACCTTCACCTTCGAATCACTCAGCCAGCCGGATTCGGTAACCGCCTTTTTCATCTCGTACACCGGCTTCCCGTTCGGCAATTTATCGTCAACGTGCCAGCCGTTCATATCGATCATCGTCAGGCCGCTGCCTTCCTGATTAACCGCCTCCAGAAACTTATTCGACCGGTCCGGCGCAGATACCCAAAGGAAGGCGTCATACTCGCCAGTGGTGACTTTCGCCAGCGAGCGCACACCGCCTTTGGCATAGGTCTCTACTTTGGCGTAATCCTTTTCCAGCCCCTGCAGATATTGCCAGGATGCATACGATCCGCTGGAGGGCTCACCGACCGCGATTTTCACACCTGCCTTTAAATCACCTTCATCGCTGACCTTGCCGCCCTTCTTCACCGCGACAAAAACGCATTCATCAGCCAGCTCGCCGATGATGTCCACCTTCTGCGCTTCGTTGCTGTGGCGGCTGCGCCAGAACTGGAAAGCATCAGCCTGAGTGAAACCGATCTGGGCGGTACCGCTGGCGACCTTGTCGAGATTGTCCAGAGAGCCTTTACTGGGGATCACCGTCGAGCTGTAACCATACTCTCTGAGTGCGCTGGCGAGATTAACGCCGTACACCGCGTTATAGGTCAGGCCCTGTTGACCCGTAGTGATAACGACATCCGCAGCCGAAGCGGCGTTACTCAGGCACAGCGAAGCGACCGCAATAGCGGCCATGATGACTTTTTTCATGTGACTATCCTTTTGAGGTGAGCCTTCGCCCGGAGTGGTCGCCCTGCAGAACAGTCACACGACCATTCCAAAGGCTCACCCCGAAAAGCTCTGCAGGTTTATGCGCCGGGCGGGGCGCAGATATAAAAAAGGCCCGCAAATGCGAGCCTATGGTTGTGTGGTGGTGAGCGCCCAACTCTCACTTAAAGCCAATCGACAAATTTTTATCGCTGCTTTATGGGCCGGGATTAACCGATATGTTCTTTCACCACAATCGTGCTTTGTTCCGCTTACTGGTACGGAGCGCTCAACATTAGTTTGCGCAGATCCAAATTGTGGCCCTGCTTTAAAGTCACTTTGCGCGCAGCTGGGACATGTAAGTTACGCATTGTGATCGGGATTCGCTTCAGACGCTGGCCCCGCTGCCGTTCTGGTGCTGGTTGACGGAATCGAACCGCCGACATCCTGCTTACAAGGCAGGCGCTCTACCTTCTGAGCTAAACCAGCAATCTGGTTCAGGGCTCTGCGCAGAGGGCTTTAACGTATCGTGCAGCACGTCTCTACCCAAGAGCCCTGACCGGAGTGCAGAAATGACAAGGCCCAAGGGGGTTAGCCTTGGGCCTTTAATTTATTTCATGCTGCTCAGTTCGCTTTAACGTCCCGAGCCTATCACAATTCAAGCAGTTTCTGGCTCACTTTGCAAGTAAAATCTGTCGCCATTTGTGCCGAATGCGTCACACATTGGTGCGTACAGCATCGATTCTGCCAAACTAAGCCATGTATCAACTCTTCGCCTGCAGGTCATAAAGCACCAGTCTGGATGCTTTTCATAGAGCTCTTCCGCTATGCGCCGTTTGCTCTTACGTAACCGGTAATGATCCACCAGCAGGTGGTAAAGCTCTTTGTGACCACCCGTAATGAGGACTGCCCCCAATACCTTATCAATCAGCAGTCCCTCGTCGTCTGTGCAGAAAGCCAGACCGCTTTTATTTTTACCACTGAGGATTTCCTTAAAGAACGCTTCCAGCTCCGGCTTGGTAATGCCTGATTTTTTCATACGGCGCAAAGCATCGTTTATAGCGGTCTTCGTTATCTTCCCTGACGCCAACAGCTGATTGAACATATTTCCACCACTACCGCCGCCGATGTAAGACCAGCGGCCCCACATGCGCAGCTTCCCTTGAATCCAGATGGCCTCCAACGTTTTCAGCCTGACCATTTCACCAGCTTTTCCAACCTCGGACGGGTTAATCATT